TTCGCCTGGTTGTAGCGCATCAGGCCATTGAAGCAATGCCGGTTGAGATACAGGAATGCAGCTGCGCGTTCAGTAGCATCCAGCGTCTGTGCGTTGAACTCGGAACGGATCAGCTCATAGCCATCTGGTGACCGCATGTGCTCGAACATCCAGCGGGCCTTCAGTTCCACTTCATCCGGCACCACCGCTAACATCTGATACAGATTAATCAGGTCCGGATTAACGTCCGCCAGCAGATAATCTGTGTGCTTTTCGCTGTTCAGGAATACCGACCCACCACCAACGAATGGCTCTATCAGGCGTTTCCCTGCCGGGATATGTACGAACAGGTCAGCCAGCTGGGTATACTTTCCACCAGCCCATTTCAGAAATGGCTTGCTCATGAACGGAACCCCGCTGGGACTGAATAATCCACGTCGGAATAACTGGACTTGAACGCCGTGTCTTGTTTAACCCACTTTCCGCCAGTCCAGGCTGGGCGTCCGGCTGCTTCCCATTTTTTGGCCTTGTCGAAATACTCGACACAGTTCTCGGGAGCAAACAGCGTTTTGGGCCGCAGGTAGTCGCTCATCTTCGGATCCTGAGCCCATTTCTCGTTCAGGTAGTCAACCACCAGCATCAGGTCTTCAGGGCTGTAATCTTCGGCCAGGCGTCCCCGGATATAACCCAGCGTCGTTTTGGTTCGTCCCCCCTTGCCATAGGTCGAGTTGGTTACCCGATTGAAATGATCCAGAACGAGATCTGCCGGATCGGTCTGGTCTGGTTGCAGCGCAACCGGACAAGAGTCTTTACCTGTAATCTCTGTAGTACTCTCTGTTGTATTCTCTGTAAGATCATCGTGCCAATTTGACCTGATGACAGCGGTTCGTTTTGACCCGGTGGAGCGTTTCACAATGACCTCTTCCATCGTGTCATTTTGACCTGATGGAACGGCGCATTTTGACTTCTTCGATTTGGTCACTTTGACCTCATCTAAAAGCTCGCTCTCGTAGTTGATCGTGTAGTAGTTCGTCATGTCGCGCTGGGACTTGTTCAGCTGCTCAACTTTAAGCACGCCCAGGCTCTTCAGCCGGGTGAAGGTGCGCTTCAGAGTGGATTCAGACCAGAACGGGAATTGCTCCAGCCATTGCTCTGTCGTGTTGTAGATCCAGCGTACGCCGTCACGCTCCAGCCCTGAGTTAGTCTCCTGCAGCCAGTAGTTAAGCTGCTGCAGCGCAATGGCTTCATTCAGGCCGATGCTATACGCAAGGTCAGGATTGATGACTATCGGCCTTGATGGCATTAACAGGCTCATAAGACCCCTCTATTTCCCTGAATTTTCGTCTGAACTGCTCGAGGGGGCTGAAACACTCGTGCTTATACCCTTCGCGCAGGTATATAACGCGCTGTGTCTGGGGCTCCCAGCGTATAACCCTGACCGGGACGCCGTAGTGATCTCTGAACCATCGGTTGAGCTCTCGCATACTTTCTCCGCCTGGCCGTTAAAGTCCCCTACCACCCACTGAGCAAACTGGTAGCAGACAGGCTCGAACCCGCCTGGTACTCTTACCCCATACACGAACTGCACCGGCCCTGCTCCACCAGGAACTGGCCGCGCTACAAGTTGCGACCTGCGGTATTGTGTTGATAAACTGTTCATGCGTTAGTAATCTCCACTGATAACGACACGCCACGACGCCAGGAGCTGCAACTCGCTGGCGTCACTTCTTTTTGCGTGCAAACAACGTGATAATTGCCGCGATCTCTTCTTCACGCGCAGCCAGGTGGCGGCGGTGATGCACCATGATTTCTTCAGCTTCATGTCTTTCGATTACCCCATCCTCAAGTGCCTGTTCGATAATCTGATCAACCTGTCCCCTGGCGGCAGAGGTACGCATTGCCCGGCTGAACAAGTCCACGCGATCAAGTTCTTCCAGGTGCGGAACATCCACCAGCAGAGCACCACGGCGGCGAGCGAAGTAGTCAGCCAGTAACGACGTGTTGGAAATGTCTTCCATCGCTTCCAACTCGCTGACTTCGAAGAAACGACAGCCGTTTTTTTCGTAGAGGTTGTTGTTGAACTGCGTGACGGTCATACCCAAGGCGCCAGCCATTGCTTCGCGGCCGCCCGGATATGCTTTGCACATCGCTTTGACGGCTTCTTTGAGGTTTGGCTCTACCATATTGATTTTCCTTTTGTAGTTACTTTCAAGCGGCTTAATCTGTAGCCTTTTGGTAAAGGCTGGCGTCGTACTTAAGCTTGCCATTTGTGATTCGTTCAATGACAAATGCCTGTTTTTGAGGGATTACATTCCCCCATTGACACACCGCGCTATGGGTAACCCCTAACGCAATGGCTGTTTTAGAAATGCCGCCGTAGTATTCGACGACTTGATTTTTTAACATGCTCCACCTCCTTAAAGTTAGCATTCTTACATCGTACATGGACAGCATGCTTACGTCAATTGAATGTAAGATTACTAACGTGCAATCCGAGGAGAATTTATGGATACCGTTGGAAGCAGGCTGAGATTTAGGCGAAAGCAAAAGAAGCTTACGCAGCGAGATATTGCTGAGTGGGCTGGCGTCAGTGCATCTGCAGTCACCCAATGGGAAAGTGATGTAACAAAATTATCTGGTGAAAACCTGATATTGGTATGTAAATGCCTTCAATGTTCGCCAGAGTGGTTGGTTTTCGGTAATGGCGATATTGAGAATGGCATTAATATCAATCTCATCGCCACCAGAGAGGTCCCGGTTATCTCATGGGTTCAGGCTGGAAACTGGACGGAAGTCATTGGAAATCCAGGGAATGAATTAGTTAAAACAACTCGTAAACTTTCAGATTCGGCATTTGCTCTCAGAGTAAAAGGCCATTCAATGACATCGAATCATGAGCTTAGTATCCCGGATGGATCGATTGTAATCGTAGAGCCAGAATACGGGTTTGTTGACGATGCAAATGGTAAAATCGTGGTTGCGCAAACAGTTGCGGGTGGCGAGGCGACTTTGAAAAAGTTAGCTATAGACCCGCCATATTCCTACCTAATCCCATTAAATCCATCGTTTAAACCAATTGAGGTTACCCAAGATACAAACCTGATCGGCATTGTTAAGCAAATCATTATAGACCTCTAACATTTCCCTCAAACCGAAGCCCGCAACCAGCGGGTTTTTTTTCGCCCCGTCACCATAAGTAAGAATACTTACAAACAAACCTTGACTATAAATGTAAGATGTCTAATATTATCCATCATTGGATGCCAACACTCCCGAGATGAAGCGTTGGATTGCCAAGATGATTTGCAGAAAAAAGCGCCCAGTGGACGCTTAGCTCTTTAAAAATCCGGATATCAACCATAACAAATTACTTCGGTTTTGGCTGAGGCGCAGGAGGCCTAGGGAACGGAGGTGCGTGGTTTGGGATGATAGGGGAGCTCATGTCTAGTCCTTAAAGTCACGGCATATCCCCGGCAATCCATGCAATAACACGTTTTCTCAAGGATAAGTTAATCTCGCAATTTCTTCCTAAAGAAATACAGGTTCGCTTAAAAGCAGCTTCTTGCAATGACTGCCACGGAATGCTGTCGGCATCTTGAATTTTAATGTATTTTTCTCGCAACTCTTCATCTGTTAGAGAGCTTAGCTCTACAAGCAGTCTTCTATATTGCCTCATCTGCTCTTTAGATAGACCAGCGGCCTGTCCAAATTGATAGACCAGTTGAATAACAGATAAAAAAGCAACGGTTACACCGAATAAAAATAAATTCATGAAAGGTGCAAAAACAGAAAAACCCAAGACGATTAAAAGCATAGTGATTGCTTTGTCAATCCTAGTAAGAACAGTGAAATACATTTTCTCTAAATGAAATGAGTAGTTCACATCAAAGATCATATCGTCGCGGGTCATTTCACACCTCAGTCTGAATCATCTGGTTTCGGAGGGGGCTCAGGCCTTTTAAACGGAGGCATATGCCGCTCTTCGTAGTCATAGCTCATTATCGAAACTCCATTTGTTGTTGGGGATATCCAGATTAACCGAATCCTTGTTGTTGGGGAATAACTAGGATGCACCGAGCCTGATGTGGATAAAAGACAGGCGCACAACATGGAAGCGCATTCCCCTTCTTTCCGGTGGGGATCGGTTTGTAACTGAAGGATTGCGCTTCCAGTTGTGACGTGTACAAGCGTACTGCAGCGCCGGTCGACGCAAAGACCCGGAAATCGACTGAGCAACAGCAACTGGTTGCCAATACCAAAACAGAGCGGCGGGAAGTAAGCAGATTAGCAACCTGGTGTCACAACCCCATCACGTAGCCAGCGTGGTAACCCGTAGTACCTGTAACGAAAGCTGTATGAAGTTTTGGCGGTGCCAGTTTCCCTTTGTTTCTGGTACCGCCCTTTTTACACAAGACACGAGAGCACCACCGAGTGACGGGCCCATAACCCAATCCGCTCGGGCGGATTTGCAGCCGCAGGTGCTCTTCTGTGTTGTGTGGAGATAACTAACTAATCCTTTGCAGAGGAAACAGAAATGAAATTATCAAAGTTACGTAACGCCATTGTCTATCGGGCTACTTTGCCCAGTATTGAAGCGGTTGAAGGGCACCTGCAGGAATTGCCATACTCTGAACTTACAGAAGCGGAGTTCGCGCGGGCTTCCTTCGTCCCTAACCCGATTACCGGTGAGCTGGTTACGCCAATTACTGGCGGTTATGCAATCGTGGTTCGCCGCGATGAAAAAATAATCCCCCAGCACGTCGTGATGAAAGAAGCAAATGAGCGTATCCAGCGCATCGAAAATGCGTGTGGTCAAAAATTAAAGCGCGCTGACCGTAACAACATTATCCAGGATGCTAAGGTTCAGCTCTGCAAACAGGCATTCATCAAGTCGTCTCTGATCCTGGCCCTGTATAACACTGAAGAAAATCTGCTGATCATTAATTCCGCCAATAAAAATATTGCCAATTTAGTCGGGGCGATGCTGGTTAAAGTGATCGGCTCAGTCAAAACAGTCACGATCAACATCAGTGATATCAAAAACGGCCTGACAACGCGCCTTAAAAACCATCTGGACGGCGAAGAATCAGCCTTTGCCGGGTTTGAGGTCGGTGATTATGTCCAGCTATCCCGCCTGGCAGAACAGAAAGAAGTTATTCGCTACTCTGCGGAACACACTTCCGTTACCAGTGAAATTCTGGAGAGCCTGAACACAGGTTTTATCGTCGATAACATGGAATTAAGAGGCTGTGGCGTCTCTTTTCTGCTTACAGATAAGTTCCATTTCCGGCGGATCGATACCAAGGATAATGATTATTCTGATGATGACGACAAAGCCTACCGCTGGCGTCACCAGGCAGGTACGGACATGTTCCAGTTCTGTAAAGTAATTAACCAGCTTTGTGATCTGCTCGCCTACAAAGAGCACGAAGAACAAAAACCAGCAGCCTGATTAGAACAGCAGCAATTACCCCATTCTCATGGGTTGGGTTGCTGCACCCTAAAGCGCGTTGCAGCGCGTCAGTTGGAGAAATACAAAATGGGAAAAACAGTACAGCAGTTAATTAAAAATGCCTTTGAGGCAGCTAAAACAATGCCTCCTGCAAATTCAGAACTTATTAAAGAGCTGGCAACAATGCTCGATGTTTCGAATATTACCCTTCGGCAGGCATGTAAAGAACGTGACGCTATGAAGGCAGAAGTTATTTCCTGGGCGAAAGAATGCGATCGAATTGTTGAGCGTCACACAAAAACCCGCAGCAATATGCACGTCCTGGAAGCAATGCGCGATCTGAAGAGTATCTCAACGACATCCACCAGCAATGCGGAGGCTGTCTGATGGCTAAAGACTCAAAGGTTGTATATGGCGCCAGCGGCAAAACGAACGTTTTAACGTTCGAACCTGAAAGCCTGCACCTGGTTACCGACAAAACACACCCGCTTTACGATGAACGGGTCCACCTTCCTATCGACGAAGGGATGGTTCTGAACATCAAGGAGCTGGGTGTACTGGAACCTATCATCGTCTGGAAAGACCCTGAACTGGGGCTTACCTGCGTAGTTGTAGGCCGTCAGCGCGTAAAACATACCCTGGAGGCAAATAAGCTTCTTTTGAAAGAGGGAAAAGACCCACTGCTTGTTCCTGGGGTCGTTAAGCGCGGATCCGCAAATCAGATGGCTAAATACATGGTCAGCGAAAACGAAATTCGCCGACCTGATACCCCGCTGGGTCGGGCTAAAAAAATGTCAGACGCGCTCGACCGTGGGCTCGATGAGGACGACATTGCAGTATTGTTTGGCTGCAGCGTTCAGACCGTGCGTGCAACGCTATCCCTGTTGGATGCCACACAAGCCGTCCGGGAAGCGGTGGAGGCTGGAACTGTCACCGTTACCCAGGCGCGTCAGCTTGGTGCGCTCCCACCTGAAGAGCAGCGGACAAAAGTGGCAGAAATCGAGCTGGCGACAGCTGGTACCAAAGGCCACGAAAAAGCCCGTCGGCAACGTCAGATACTCGGTGAAGCAAAGCCGCGTATCAAATCACGCAAGGAAATTGCAAAAGCACTCGAAGATGCCAGTGGCGAATATGCCGAGGCTCTGCGCTGGGTGCTTGGGGAGGCGCAATGAATTTTGAACCTGAGAATTACAGCAAATACACCCTCCGTCGGTTCGCCGCCATTTTGGATGTGATCTGCTGGGTGCTGATTGCCGTAGTAACCGTTGGTATCTGCATGTTTATTGAATGGTGGACAGCATGAGCAACGTAACCAAACCAACCAGCAAGGGGAAATTTGATGGGGCAGTTGATTACCTCTGTTCTGATGAGGCTCGTTTTCTGGTTATGCGGGGCGACTATAGCGAAGCAGATATTATCCAGGCGTCTGTATCCCAAGATGTGATTGATGCTGAAGGCGCAGAGGATTTTGCTTCCAGCGCTCGCTATTACCAGTGCTGGTACAAAGTCAGTCCAATTGGTGGGCAGGAAGGTTATTCAGGCTGGCATCATCCTCGTGATACGCCTTGTCGCGGTGCGTATTTCGCATCTGTTCTGCAGTGGGATTAAGGAGCGTGCAGCATGACAACTGATATCACTGAACTGGCGCAATCTGAAATTAATGATGCGCTGGCCCAACTGAAGCAGATCAGCGAATACCCCACTCCGTCTACTCAATACGCGCGAGTGCTGCGTAAATACATCGCCACGATGGTAGAGGCGCTGGAGAAGGCGCAGCAGCGTATCGAGGAACTCGAGTCTGATCTATCTGAATGGACAGACTGCAAACACGATGGTGCTACCTACTACGACATGAGCGGCCAAGAGCGCTGCGGGAAATGTGGGGCGGATGTATGACCACCAAATTAACCAAAAAAGAATCCGCATGGTTCGATGAAGTTAACGCAGTTCTGGCGCGCTGCCCATCGCCGGAAAAGTTCGGCTTCTACACCATTGGCGATCCTAACGTGATGGTATACGACCTTCGCAAAGAGAAAGAGATCGATCGCTTGTTAGACACACGCCGTTCGCCAGATTGGTGTATTGCGGTTCGTGACGCCGACGCTGAGATCGACGCCAATATTTACTTTCCTTCTGCCGTACTGAGCACAGCAGGATAAGGAGCCAACCAATGACCAAATCAACCATAACCAGAGAGCAGTTAATTAAAAAGGCGCAGGAGCAAATTGAGTTTTGCCGTCACACGAAGATAACGGGTGAAGGCCGCGCCCATGTAAACCAATGTGCGGCGTTGTTTGAAATCGCGCTGGCCGCAATGAACGGCGAGCCGGTTACGTGGGGTAACGGATGCGATAAAACCGTGCCGGCCGCACTAAGATACTTGGCTGAAAATGAGCGACCATTTGGTGGTGAATCGAGATTTAACGCCGCACATCTATACCAGTTGGCACGAGAAATCGAGTTAATGGCTGAAGCTCCGCTCTATCGCCACGCGCAGCCAGCGCCGGAACGTGACCAGGTACGCATCGCGCATGCCGAGTGGTCGCAGGCAACTTTCGGCAATGTCGGCCCGGTTGGCCCGCTGAAGCACCTCAGCAAAGAAGCGCTGGAAGCTGCCGCCGAGCCTGGAGACCTGTCGGAGTGGGCTGATATGCAGTTCCTGCTGTGGGACGCCCAGCGCCGTGCAGGTATTACAGATGAGCAGATTACCCAAGCGATGATCGAAAAACTGGCGGTGAACAAACAGCGCTCATGGCCGGAGCCGAAAGACGGTGAACCGCGGTTGCACATCAACGAGCAGCCAGCGCTTACTGGCAACTTTCCCATAATCGGCATTGACCTGGCATCCGGTCCGGATCGCACTGTCGAGGTTAGTTACGTTGCACCTCCCGGTTACGTTATGGTGCCAATGAGGTTAACGGCTGAGAACGGCGCAAAGGGGGCGCTATCAGGTGAGTTTTCAGAAACCAAGTTCGTAAACTGCTCGGAATGCTTTGGTGATGATGAGTGCGAAACCTGCGACGGCAGCGGGAGAATTGAAATCACGGTACCTGTCTCCTGGACAACCATCAAAGAAATCTGGGCTAAAGGTGTTGAGCATTTCGCAGCCGCCCTGCAGGAGGTGAAGTGAAAGCGAACAAGCTGAAGCGTCGCCGCTGGCGGCGCATGCGGGATGCTTTGACCGCATATAAGACTGAAGCAAATGACTGGAAATCGTTGTACCTCGAACGCACTGCAGAAATCGCATCACTACGGAGTCAACGATTATTGGTCCCTATGCCGGTAATTGTACCAGCGGAAATTTATAACCAGTTTAAAGGGGTAAGGGAGGACCACCAGCTGTGTAAAAGGTGTAATGACGGACTGCGTGGTGGCTGTTCGTCTTGTTCATATAGTGGCAGATAACCGGTTGCAGCCGGTTCAGTGGAGAACAACTCATGAGCGATCGCTTCCTGACTGATGAAGAACTGACAGAGGCCACGGGTTCGCCCCAAAAGTCACTGCAGAAAGAGGTATTAACGCAGAACGGGATCTTTTTTATTGAACGCCGGGACGGAGCAATCAAAACGACCTGGTTTCATATTAACCATCCCGTACAACGCATACTTCCACCAGCAGGCCATACGCCTACTCCAGGCATGAACTTTGACGCTGTAGAGAGATAATATGGGCCGCAAAAGAGCGCCTGGTAATGAGTGGATGCCGAAGGGTGTGTTTTTCCGCCCTTCCGGTTACTACTGGAAGCCAGGAGGTACTACCGAGAATCTAGCCCCAGCAAACGCTTCTAAAGCGGAGGTTTGGTTAGCTTACGAGAAAGTCGTTGAAGGTCGAAAGAAACTACTCACCTTTCAACAATTGTGGAAAAAATTTTTAAATAGTGCTGACTATGCAGACCTTGCCCCCAGGACACAAAAAGATTACCTGGCACATGAAAAATACTTGTTAGCGGTTTTCGGCGATGCAGAGGCAAAGGCCATTAAACCTGAACACGTCCGGCGCTACATGGATGCACGTGGTAAAAGAAGCCGTGTTCAGGCTAACCACGAGCATAGTTCAATGTCTCGTGTATACCGCTGGGGGTATCAGCGTGGTTATGTACCAGGTAATCCGTGTGTTGGTGTCGATAAGTTTCCTAAACCCCAGCGCGACCGCTACATAACCGATGAAGAGTACATTGCTATCTTCACTCATGCGACTCCTGCAGTTAAAGCCGCGATGGAAATTGCGTATCTATGCGCTGCAAGGGTTTCTGATGTTCTTAAAATGAACTGGAATCAGATTCTTGATAAAGGAATTTTCATACAGCAAGGTAAGACTGGTATTAAACAGATCAAAGCCTGGACTGAGCGTCTCAGTGCGGCTGTTGATATTTGCAGGGAATGGGGACAGGATGGCCCTGTTATCAGGACAATGTATGGTGAGCGTTATTCATATAAGGGATTTAATGAAGCATGGAGAAAAGCGAGAAATGCGGCTTCTGAAGAACTTGGTAGGCCACTTGATTGCACCTTCCATGATCTAAAGGCTAAAGGGATCTCAGACTATGAAGGATCTGGCAGAGACAAGCAAAAATTCAGTGGTCATAAGACAGAGTCACAGGTACTTGTTTACGACAGGAAAGTTAAAATCAGCCCGACTTTGAACAAGAAAATGAGATGA